AAGGATGCTTGTGTAAAGGCTGTGCAAAAGAACAAGTGGATGATAAAATAGTTGACAAAAATTAGTATATTGGATGTTATGAAAGAGCCTGATATATCGCTTACTAAATTTACACCAAGGTTTTATCAGCTTCCTATTATTGATGCCATAGAGAATAAGGGGTACAAGCGTGTTCTGGCGATATTGCCACGGCGTGCTGGTAAAGATATCTGTGCTTTCAATTTATGCATTAGGCAATGTTTGCGCAAGGTCTGTGTGGTGTATTATGTCTTCCCGACCTACTCACAGGCTAAAAAAGTAATCTGGGATTCTATTACAAATGACGGTAATAGAATTCTGGATTACATTCCTGATGAAGTTGTTGCTTCAAAGAATTCTCAAGAGATGAAGATACGATTCACCAATGGATCGTTGCTCCAATTAGTGGGATCTGATAATTATGATACTTTGATGGGTACTAATCCACAGGGCGTTGTTTTTTCAGAGTATGCATTGCAAGATCCAAGAGCTTATCAATATATTCGTCCTATACTTGTAGCAAATGATGGGTGGGCTTTATTTATATCAACGCCTCGTGGTAAGAACCATTTGTGGGAGTTATGGAATATAGCGTCTAACTCTGATGATTGGTTTGCGTATAAGTTAACAGTTGAAGATACGGGCCATATTCCATTAGCAGAGATTGAACGTGAGCGGCGAGAAGGTATTGTCTCAGAAGATCTTATTCAGCAAGAATATTATTGTGATTTCTCATTAGGTGTAGAGGGATCATATTACAATAAATATATTGATAGAATGAAACTTCGTGGGCAAATCTCTCAAGTGCCATGGGAGAATGGATTTAAAGTTCATACAGCGTGGGATCTTGGAGTGCGTGATTCTACTACTATAATATTCTTTCAGGTTATTGGTCAGACAGTTCGTATTATAGATTGCTATGAAAACAACAAAGAGGGTTTAGAACATTATGTTAAACTTCTTGAGTCTAAGCCTTATACGTATGGCAAGCATATTGCTCCTCATGATATTAAGGTAAAAGAGTTTGGTACTGGTATTACTCGTCTAGAAAAAGCTCGTCAGTTAGGTATTATATTTGTTGTTGCTTCTGATGTTAGTATTGTTGATGGTATCGAAGCAGTTCGAACTACATTAGGCAAGGTGTGGATCGATGAGAAATTATGTAGTCCTCTTATCAAAGCTTTAGAGAACTATCGTCAAGAGTTTGATGCTAAAAGAAAGATATATAAATCACAGCCTTTACATGATTGGTCTAGCCATTTTGCAGATTGTATGCGATATCTTTGTGTATCGTTGCCTAAGACGCGTGATGGTTTATCTGCTGAAGCATTAGAGAAGCGATATCAAGAGGCTAGGTATGGAGAGTCTCAATCAAATCAACCGTCAATATTTAGAACTGATTTACCGGAGTATTAGATGACTAAACAGGATAAGTTACAGAGATCTATTAATAAGATTGTTAAAGGCATTAACGAGTCTTTTGCTATTCTTGAAAGTGAATTGTCTCATCCAGCTAAAAACTTTTCAATAATGTATGATGGAAAGTCTGTTGAGTTCTTTTATCCGACAACTCTTGAAGAGGATAGGCGGATGAAGTATGATCGTGCTGATTTTATACGTTATTTGTTGAAGAGTTCTATTGATGCGACTTTGTCAGCTAAGGTTCAAGATATGGATGATCCTGAAGCGTGGGATGATCTGATTGGTGTTATATCTGGCGAAGATCCAAAAGATCATCAATTTGAAAAGTATGAAGTTGTTATTGATGAATCAGATGTGCAAGGTGATGCTGTTAATAGAGCTATTCCTCTTAATATGGATAACTATCAAGTTAAAGAGAATCTGGGATTATTAAATGAAAAGATTGATCAACAAAATTAATGCATGGATACATAGCAAACGAATTATTTTTAATGATATGGGGTGTTCTCCTATTGTTCCTACTGTTCAAGAAGATATACGTGATATGGAAACTCGTAAAAGAGTAGCTAAAGCGTTTGAAGAGCAGGCAGAACAAATTAGTATGAGAGCTAAAAAGCAGCATTCATGTTTAGATCCTATTCAATGTCGTAAAAGAGTTTGTTATAGATTTACTCCTGATAAAGTTGTATCTAAGAAAGTAGTAACAAAAAAGGATATTGATAATGATTTTGGAAGATAATGTTATTTCCTCAGCTTTACTTGCAATATAACTTGTTCTGTGTTGTTCTATATATATAGAAAGGATATAATGATAGGGCAAAAGTATAATGCATGGACAGTGTTGAAAGATGGGGGTCGAGATAAAAAAAGTAATCTCCTTTATTTGTGTCGTTGTGATTGTGGCATTGAAAAGATATTGCGAAAATCTACTTTATTAAACAATGATTCTAGGCAATGTAAAAAGTGTTATGGATTAAGTAAGTCTAAAATTGTTGTTGGTTCAGTTATTGGATATAGTGTTGTATTAGAACGATTACCTAATCTTGATGGTAATTCTCTTTATTTAATACGATGTAAATGTGGACGAGAAAAAACTGCTTTTGGTTATCAATTAAATGCTTCTGTTAGTACAAAGTGTCCACATTGTCGTGTGAAAACACATGGCATGTCTAATACTGCAACGTTTAGAATATGGACTGGTATTTTAAGAAGATGTTTAAATTCACACTTTAAATCTTTCAAAAATTATGGTGGGCGTGGTATAACAGTGTGTGAAAGATGGTTAAAGTTTGAAAACTTTTTAGAAGATATGGGTCAGCGGCCTTCAGGGTTAAGCATTGAAAGAATAAACAATAATGGTAATTATGAACCAGGTAATTGCAGGTGGGCTACTTCTAAAGAACAAGCTTGTAATCGAAGAAAAAATTATAAAGCATGATTAATTAGGAGTTTAACTATGTTGTTCCCACAGCTCTCTGCCCAGTACTATTCTGAACATCATAAAGGTATATTGGCACGGATGGAAGCGTTCTATGCGGAATCTATAACTATTAATCAATCTTTTTGGGGGGAGGCTGACACTGATACTCGCTTTGAAGTTGGTGATCAAACGTTATGGACAGANCTTTATGGAAATCTTCCTGCAAATAGACGACGTCAGTTTTGTTTTAANAGAATACGTCCTATTATAAATATGATTACAGGTCATCAAAGACGAACTAGAAAATCTACTATTGTTGTTCCTGTTGAGAATGGTGACAATGAAACAGCAGATCAATTTACAAAAGTAATGCTATGGCTTAACAATCAAGAGAGTGTTTTAGAAACTATATCTGAATCATTTCATGGTGCGTTGGTTACTGGTATGAATTTATTACAAGTATGGGTAGATTATAGATCTGATCCAGTATCTGGTAATATCAAAGTAGATAATTGTTCGTATAACTCGTTCCTTATTGATCCTTATTTCCGTAAAGCTGATCTTTCAGATTGTAATGCTATATGGAAGCGTTCATTCTTTACTAAGCGTGAATGTATATCATTGTTGCCAGATAAAACTGATGAGATTCTTGGATTGAATGGTAATGATTCTGGAACTGGACGAGATGGTAAATTTCAATTTATGCCTGAGTCATATAACTACGGATATAAAAATCTGTTAACATATGATGAGTTTTATTATCGTGACTATAGAAATCAAAAGATGCTTGTTGATAGTCAAACTGGTGAAACATTAGAATGGCGCATGGATGATCAAGAAGCATTAGATATATTCTTATTGCAGAATCCCACTATTACTGTTATCGATCAAGAGATACCTACAGTTCGTTTGGCGATTGTTGTGCAGGGAAAGGTTATGTATGATGGGCCTAATCCTTTAGGTATAGATGTTTTCCCATTTGTTCCAATGCTTGCATATTATAATCCACAAATGCCTTACTTTCCGTATCGTATACAAGGTGTTGTTCGTGGTCTTAGAGATGCTCAATACTTGTATAATCGTAGAAAGATTATTGAGCTTGATACTCTTGAATCTCAGATAAACTCTGGTTGGATTTATAAAGAAGATGCTCTTGTTAATCCAAAAGATGTCTTCTTATCAGGTCAAGGTAGAGGGTTAGCGCTTAAAGATAGTGCTCAAATGACTGACGTTCAACAGATTATTCCACCATCTATTCCACCCACAGTTATTCAGTTATCAGAAATTATGGGCAAAGAGATATCTCAGATTAGTGGTGTTAATGAAGAGTTGCTTGGTATGGCTCAAGATGATAAGTCTGGTATATTATCTATGCTTCGGCAGGGTGCAGGTCTTACAACATTGCAGATCCTTTTTGATCAATTAGATAGAAGTCAAAAGTTACTTGGTAAAATAATAATCGATATTGTTCAATCGAACTTTACACCTGGAAAAATTAAAAAGATTATAAAAGAAGAACCTACGCAACAATTTTATAATAAAGCATTTGGTAAGTATGATGCTGTTATTGAAGATGGTCTTAATACTAATACTCAAAGGCAGATGCAATTTGCTCAAATGTTACAACTTCATGAAGCGGGTGTTCCTATTACTACTGAAGATCTTTTGGAAGCTTCAACATTGCAGGGTAAAAATAAGATTATTAAGAATGCAGTTGCTCAACGTGAACAAGCTCAACAGGCTCAACAGGCTCAGATGGAATCTGCAATGCAAGAACAGCAGGCTCGTACAACTTTGGCGCATGCACGTGCTCAAGCTGATACTGGATTGGGTCTAGAAAGAGTAAGTCGTATTCAAGAAAATCAGGCTCTAGCAATTGAAAGAAGAGAAGCTGGTGAAAACGATAAGCAACTTGCTTTACTTAATTTTGTAAAAGCGTTAAAAGAATTAGAAGGTATAGATATAGCCCATGTAGAACAATTGCTTATGTTAAGTAAGATGTTGGAAAATAAGCAAGCTGTATCAAATGCTCAACAGATAAATAATAGTCCAATGGCGCCTTCTCTTGATAAAAGAATGGCGGCTTTGGGTAGTTAGAGGCTCATTAACCTTGCAGCGCTTTAAGCGGTCTGCAATTTCTACAAAGGACCAATATGGCAATGAAAAAACGTTTTCATAAATCTGCTATGCAACCAAAAGAGCATTATGGTGACAGATTAGAATATCTTGGTGAAGATATGTATGCAGGTCTTGATAATCGTCGTGCATTAGAACGTCGTGATTCAGGTATGATCAATGAAGATAAACATGCTGTTGCAAATCTTCCACAGCAAGTGATGTATAAACCATGGCCTAAAGCTCGTCATTATGTTGATTATGGTCTTGATGATACTATTCGTGGTATTGATCATCAACAAGATCTTGATAATGAAAGAATGGAAAAACACTTACAACCAGAGAAGTACTAAAATGCCTGGCTGTCCTCGTAAAAAGGGATTGCCAAAAAAAATAGCATTTTCTATTTTAGGAACCCCGCCTAACTTAAAAGATAGAAAACTGCTAGGCAAAAAGAGGTTGATCATAAACTTCTGTATGAAAATACTCAGAGAGTAAGATAATTAAGTATTAAGGAAGGGATATGGTGTTTTATTCCTTCCTTGATAGTTTAGGAGACGTCGATGAAAAAATGTTCTAACTGTAAAAAAGTAAGTGTTGCTAAGGGTGTCAAGGTTAAGCGTGGTGCAGAAGAGAAGATGAGAGAGAAGAAGGGTTCATCAAATGCTGGAAAATATAAAAATGTTTCTCCAAAATCATTTGCTGGTAAATCAGGTGGTGCTTCTAAATTTTCTTTCCCTATTAATACTCTTGCTCGCGCTCGTAATGCTTTAGCTCGTGCTCATTATGCGCCTAATCCAGCTGGAATTAGATCTGCTGTTTATAAACGTTATCCTCAATTAAAATAGTAGGAGATCTTATGATGTCTAAATATTTTGTTGGTTTTCTAATATTTTATGCTTCATATGTATCTAGCTCTGATAATAAACTTTCTGTTCCTGCTAATGCAACAAGTCCTACAAGTTTTGCTTATAGACGTCCACATCCTGGTACGTTTGTAAGTATTCCTGATGTTGATTCTCCTCCTTTAACTCCTGGTAATACTTTAATTAGGCAGCGCCCAACTGAATCTCCTTCATCATATATGGTTCGTATTGCAAATATTATATATAACAGGGCTATTCATAATTTTGATACAGCTGCTGCTCGTGCTTATGAAGTTATTCAAGATGTTGCTCGTGGAAGAGAACCTGTTCATCATGAAAATGATTTAGTAAGATCGGTTCTTCATGAGTTTAATTTGATTCTTGAAGATGGATCATTGAATCGTGAAATTATGAGATTATATAAAAATTTAAATAATGAATAAGGTAAATAATGAAAAAATGTGCTAAATGTGGACATAAAATGTCAGTTGCTAAGAAAAAAATTAAAAAAGTTATGCATGAATGGAAAGAAGGCGAATTGCATAGCGGTTCTAAAAAAGGACCAAAAGTAAAAAAAAGATCCCAGGCGATTGCGATAGCCCTAAATGAGGCAAAACGTAAAGTTAAGGGATAGTAATACTTTTTCTAAATTGACATTCTTTCCTCTGATGATCTGAATTAGAGAGAACTTCTAGGTTTTCTATTCGATTGTCAGAGGAGTCATCGTTTATATGATGAACATGCTCCCATTTTTCAAGTTTTCTATTAAGATGTTTCTCCATTATATATCGATGCTCTGCGACTCTTTTTCCATCAATTTTTATGTATTTATATTTATGTAATGGTTTGTTTAATTTCTTGAAACCATGTATTGGTAAAAAATCTTTAAGATGATTTTTTGCTAAGCAAGATCTTGAGCAATATTTGGAGTTACCTTTTTTTATTCTGTATCTGGGAATATAATATTCTTTATTACATAATATACATATAAAAATTGCACCCGTTTTGGGTTTGGGTTTTTTATGTATATTTGCTAAAGTTATAGCCCATTTAGCTTGACAAGCATGAGAACAAAATGTTTGCTTGTTTATTCTTTGGTGGAATTGATTATTGCATGTTTTACATATCTTCATAGTAATAGTATATCATGGCTATCGATATTTGTGAAGCTGAAATAAAAAATAAAATTCTTTATTGAACATTTTTGTTCTGGTAGCATTTCATACACACTTGTTTCTCTGGGATACCATTATCGGTATCCCAGATTTGTAAAGTTTATAGGAGAATTAAAGTTTATAGGAGAATTTATGCATGATTCTGAAACTCGTAAAAAAACAGTAGGTCAAATATCGTCAGATTTATTGATTAAAGTTCCTGAGAGTTTAGATCCTATAGAAATACAGCGTGCTACTGAAAAAGAGTATCTAGATAATTTGATATGGACTGTTGAGCATGCTCAAAAGAAAGTAGATTGTTCTTCTTTTAAGGGACACGAGGAATGTGTTAATAGAGCATCTATGGATGGTTCATTTTTTATTGCTGCTGTTATCAAGAAGGAAAAGATTCTATCAAATGTGATACGTAACTATTTTATTCCTACCCATGATTGTCCAACACCGACATATGATCAAACTATTTATAAATATGATCATCATAAAGAATCAATTGAATTTTTATGGGTTATTCCTGATAAAGAAACATGTCTTACTTTGTATGAAAATAAAGATATAGTTGTTCCTGAAGAACGAGCATTGTTACAGTTTGTATTGGACTTTTATGATGGTACGTTATATAGATTAATGAAGAAACTAAACAAAGAGTCAAAGTATGCAGGAAGTATGCTAGAAGGAAACTAGAGAATGTCACACGCAAAACCATTAAATTCTTATACTAGATCCGGGAAACCTAATATTGCAATGCCAGCTGAGGGAGAAATATCTCCGATTGAACGTCTTACGAATCCAAATATACAATCACAAGAAGTGCAATCATCAGAAGATAATGTAGTATTTAATAGCGTCCCTGATCAAGCTCCTCAAGATGAGTCTGAATCATATCAAGATGAGCCTGAACAACAAGAAGAACAGTTAGATTATAATGAGCCTCAAGAAATAAAATCGTCTTCTGAATCAGATCGTAGTGTTAAATCAAAAAGTAGTAGTGAAAATTTTAAAGAGTTACGATTAGCTCGTGAACGTGCAGAAAAAAAAGCAGAACAACAAGAAGCTTTGATTGCTCATTTATTGGCACAGCAACAAGCAATGCAAAATAAGCCACAAGTACAACAAAAAATAAAAGAATCTGACTTTGATGATATTTTATCTTCAGTAGATGATGATGCATTTATGGAAGGTAAAGATTATAAGAAGTTTGCAAAAATAACTAAGCAAAAAGTTGATGAAACTGCTCGAGAATTGGCTGAATATAAGAGACAAATTGCTGATATGGCAGCTGAATCACGTGTTCGTGCAAAATGTCCTGACTTAGATCAAGTTGTTACTGAAGAAAATATTTATTTATTGAGAGAACGCCATCCAGATATAGCTGCTGCACTT